AGCCGTATGACCGCGAGGAAACGCGCGGCTCCAATCCGAGCCCCGAACGTAAGAGAGGGGTTGCGTAAAGGCACCCCACCACTCGGTCAGGGCACTAGCCAATGAGCGGAGCCACAACCCGCACCTTGCAGGAGTGCTGCTCCGGGCCGTCCGATGTGAGCGTCAGCACATCGTTATCGAAGCGCGCTTTCTCGTGGACGCCGCTTCGGGACATCGTCTTTCGATATGCCGACGGTGCCAGTTGCGCCTCCACCTGCATCCCGTACACTTCCACCGCGGATCCCGGGCTCAGCCGGATGCCGAATGTCACGCCTTCTGCCATGCCCTGGCTCCGCCCCGCATGCGCCAGTCGCCTCCAGGCCGGACCGAAGGAGTACGCAGCCCCTGCCTCGTTCCCGCCCGTGGATCGATACACGCCGAGGACTCCGGGACTCTGGCTCCTCACGTACAGGCTGAAGCAGTACTGAAACCAACCTGGACCCTGCATCGTCTGCTGCAGCGTCTGCGGGAGTGCGCCCCCATTTGTGACCCTGCAAGCCTGCGTACCCCCCTCCGGATCGGCGACGCCGCTCACCAGGCTCACAAACGGTTCCTTGGTCCATAGAGTCTGGCCGGGATCGCCGCTCCACGCCAGCAGGTTTTCCGTGGGATCGAGAAAAGTGAACTCCCCCAGACAGCCCTCCGTCGCACGGTGAAAAGCCGCCAACTCGTCCCGCTCTTCTGTGGTCAGCGTCTGGAAGGTCATTTCCCATTCCAGCCGCGACCAATTGGGGTCGGAAAGCTTGAGCACGCGGTCTTCGGCGGTAACGCTGGTGATTGTCCGGCTAACGCGGCGCTTCAGCAGTGGGTACTGGGCGGTGGCCCCCGAAAGTAGCTGTGGAAAGTAGAGCATGTCAGATCCTGTTCTCCCGCACCACAACGGTTACTTGGCCCCTCATCAGGTCCTCGAACGTCATCGTGATGCTGTCCTCCTCCAGGCTGCAGCTTGGGTAGGTCGTCCCGTCCCACGGGTCCGTGAACGCGAAATCGCCCAGTCGTCCCATCTGCGACTGGAAGAAATCCTCCAAAGTCGCCACCTCGGTCTCGTCCAGAAGCTCCAGCCGGATCGTCCACTTCCTCAGCGGCTGCGCGTACTCGCGGAACCGCTGTTCGCTGCCGTCCACAAACCGCAGCACGCACGTCGAGTGGCTGCTGCTCTGGGAGGCGGGGTACTGAAGCACGGCCCCGGTCTTTAGGAGAGGGAAGGCGCTCATACTATAGCTCGCTCATCACGTCGCCCAGGGAATGCGCGTTCAGTAGCGCCTCGCGCACCGCCCGGGCGATCTCGTCACTGTGGTCCATGAAGGACCGGCTGTCCATGGCCTGCACCTGCACCACCACGGACGGCGCGGAATTCTGCGTACTGGGGGCAACCGCTCGTGGCAGTCCATCCTGTCCGTAATCCATCGCCGCGATCCCCTGCGACCCGCCCGCCAGCATTGCTCCCTGGAACTGAATGGAAGAGGGCAGAGCATACGTCTGAAGGGCCGGCGGTTCGGGCTTGTCTTTCTTAAAGAGCCCCACCAATGCGGAAACCAGCGGCACCAGGCTCAAGGCGCCGCCCAGCGCCTTTGCCGCCGTCTTCGCGATGCTGCCTGCGGCGGACGCCACACCCCCCTGTGCCTGGGAAACCGTGTTCTGCGCCACCGCTTGCGTATTCTCCGCCACGGATTCCGCTTGCTGCTGAGTCAGTGGGCGGAGTTGCTCCAATTGGCTGGCAATCGTCGCGACGTTCTCTCCAAGTTCCGGTGTAGCCGAAGGTACAGCCCATCGCGCGACATCGGCCGCGGACGCTCCCGCGCTGCTTCCACTGCCCGGTGGCATGGCATTCAGTATGGTTCGTTGCGCGTCAGTCACGTGCGTCCTTCCTTTCTGCTGCCAACTCCCTCTCCAGCACGGAGAACGCGTCCACCTGGCGCGCGCTCATGGTCCGGTAGTCCATCCCTCCGGCCAGCTTCCATGCGTAAAACTCCTCGATCCAGGAGAGGCTCTCCGGAGTGATCGAGGATTTCGGACAACTCGTCGCCACAACATGCTTCCGCGCCCAGATCGCCCGCTCGGACCCATCTTCGAATCCGGCAAGAAACCTGCAACGCCGCTTCTTCTCCAGACCGGCCGCCCTGCACGTCTCGCACTTCCACCCGGCCTGGTCCGAGAACTGGAATTGGAAGGCGAGGATTAGTTTTTTCGTTCGTCTTCTCTCAGGCCGCACTCGGCCTTAATCGCGGAGATGATCTCGCGACTGAGTCCTTCGGGCCCTGCCGCAACCAATGTCTCCGGCGTTGCTATCTGCCCGTCGATTTCCAGACCCGCGATCTCCGCCACTCCCCACAAAAGGTAAACCTGATCGATTTCAGTGGCCAGCAGAGCGGCTTCCATGCTCTCCCTCGGATCTTTCCCGGACTCCAGAAACTCGATCTTCTGAAGCAACTCTCTCAGCCGGCGCGTCAAACCCAACCGCCGCTCCACCGACATCCGTCGCAGCTTGAAACTGACCCCCGGATTGCTCGTCGAGGCGATCGTCCTGTAACTCTCGTAGTTCATGTCGTTACCCGAAGGCGACCACCATCTCGTCGTCCACCGTTCCCTGCGCCCGGCACCCCCGGAATTGCCATTGCATGCGCGTCTCGCTGTCGTCGAATTCCGGCACCTCCGGAACGACGCTCTTCATGTAAGCTCCGAACAGTTGCCCGGCCTCTTGTCCCAACTGGAACATGACCTCGATCGGAGAGCGCTGCCGCGCCGCCTGGTACAAAGCCACCGTCGCTTCGTCCTCCCGGCCGTACAGGTCGAAGTCCACCGACACATTGCGCGTGCCGGCCGCCATGCAGCGCGGCGTGATCGCCCCGAACTCCCGCGCCCTCAGGTCCAGGTTGTTGTCAAGCGTGATGTTGGCATCGGTGATCGTGAAGAATCGGTTTGAGATCGTCCCCAGCCAGGCTTGTCCCAGATGCCCGGGGATGATCGAGTAGTCGAACCCCGCCTCCGTGGGCTCGGACGGGAAACTCGACAATTCCCCCTGTCCCCCCTCGAAACTGCTGTTGTCCAACAGATCCTTGGCCGTGCCCGTGAAGCGAAACTCGTGGTAGTCCCCGTTGATCCGCAACTGCATCTTATCGATGCCCGCTCCGCACGCGATCCGCTGCACCGCCTCTTCCGGCGACCAGTAGTCGAAGATGCTCGCGCTCCGCAGCCGGTTCGCCGGCATGTACGTGATCGTCCTTCCGATCGGCGATCCGTCGCTGGGCGGGGAGCTGAACGGTGCGTTCAGCAGCGTCGTCAGGTCGTCCGCGATAGCCGCCACGAACCGGATCTCTCCCTCGAAGGTCACCGCCTGCCCCGCGGCCAGTCCGTGCGCGGCGGAGAAGACCAGCGTCCTGTCCGCGCAACCGGCCCCAGCCACGCCGCCCGCGAACACCAACGCCTCGCCTCCGAGTGCGGCCTGAAACAGCGTTCCATACCCAGGCTGCTCCACCCCTTCCGCCCAGCCGGTCATGTAGCTGCTCAGCTCGAACGTCGTCTGCTTGCGAAGATTCGGCGATAGCCCCTGAAAGGTGCGCGTCCCCGTCTTGTCTTTGCGCTGCGGCTTTTCGACGTCCTGCTTCAGCGCCAGCTTCACGCCGGGAAACCGGTTGCTCGCGGTGATTGCCGGCACCGTTCCATACGCGGTCTCGACGGCCGCATAAAACCTGTTGTTGTTTGACGATATGTAGCAAGCCATTAGATACGCTCCTCACCCCTTCAGCCGATGCTTACGTCCACTTCGAAGGCCACCTTCGCGCTCTGAATGAAGTTTTTGCCGCCGTGCTTCATGCCGCCGAAAGTCACCTCGTAACCACCCGTGTAGAAGATGCCTCCTCCCCAGTCCCCCCGGTGCGAGTCCAGCACATCCGTAACGGCTTCCGCGTGCAGTTCCAATTGCCGGCCCAGCTCTTCCAGCCGCTCGTGGGTCACCCGTACATCCACCACCAGGCGAGCCTTGCCCGAGAACGTCCGGAACTTCTCCCGAAGCTGGTTCGTCAGCTTCTCGCAGAACACGTAGTAGATCGGGTACTGGACCCCCGCCGTCCGCTCGGCTAGTTCCGGCGCCACGTTTTGCGGCAGGATATGCTGGGGCGTGATCTCGCCAAGCTTCACGTTCTCTCGGATCGAGATCGCCGCCAGTCTACTGGACAGTCCCGTCGGACCGTGCAGGATGGCCGCCAGCCGGCCTGAGCTATTGTTAGCAACTTGAGCCACGCCTGTTACCCCCTCTGAAACACGCGGTCGATTCGCACATACGATGAAGGCGGCTGACCGTTGCCCGCCTTCCTCCCCGCCGCCAGCCCTGTCGGCGGCATCGTCCAGGTTGCGCCGATCTCGATCGGCAGCTCGTTCTGCAGCCGGATGTTCTCGATCGACAGCCCCGCGTACACGTTCCAGCCGCTCGCATTCGCTGGCGCCTCCGTGGCCTCTACCTCCGGCACCGTCCCCTGCGCCGCCGCCAGCACGGCCGGTTCGCTGGGACACCCTTCCTCACCCCTCGCGTTCACCCATGCCACACGGGTCCAGTACATCGCCGCATCGCCCTGCCCGCTGACCGCGCGCACCGTCGGCGCTGCCGCCTTCGCCACCGCTTCCTCGATCAATCCAACCCCCGTTTCGAACAGGCTCCTGCTGGCCCAGTTGGCCATCCGCTGGTACTCCCGCCATTTGCCGAGGTAGCGATCGTTCAGGTGGCTGTTGTACGCATCCCTGTACGTGAGAGCCAGGCTCTGGAAGATGTGCCACAAGTGCAGAGGCTGGGTGACCACCACTCGCCCGAGTCGTTCGGGTTGCTCCCGGAACAGCCGCGCCGTCAATTCGACTTCCAGTTCCTGATGTGCCAGAACCAGTTTTTGGGACAAGTCGATGCCCTCAATCGAGGCGACATCGTACAGTCCGCTCTCGTAGCCCCTCAACTCCTCGAGAGTCGAGGTCGTCCCGTCCGTGAATAGTGCCATCTCTTACTGCCCCTTGGTCCCCTTGGACCCACCGGCCGGCTTCTTAGCCTCCGGTTCGCTCAGAACGGTAACCTGTATCCGCCGCGCCAGAGACGCCTTTTCTGCCGCGAGGCTGGCCTCCTGGCACTTTTCGAGATGCTCCTGAGCCTCCGCCTCGGTCGCCAGTCGCGCGCTTCCGTCGGCGATCATCTTCGCCGCGATGTCCCGCGGCGCCTCCGTGGCCACGCCCGCCCGCCCGCCGTCCGGAGTCGCCAGGCTGATCAGCACCACGCATGGGTCCGTGATGCTCGCCTCGATTTGTCGTAGCTTCTGGTAATACACTTTGAGATCCATTTCCCCTCCCCTGCTTCCTTTTCATGTGGGGCAGGCTGGTAGCCTGCGGCGGGTTGGTAACCCGCCCACCTGGTAGGACAGGCGCTTCCGCCTGTCCCTTGTCCATGGACCCCGGCCCCCCAGCCGGGGTCCCCAACCCGCGCTGCGTGCTAGCTGTTCACCTGCACGCCGAACGAGTTGCGCAGCACCCCCGCGCCGTACAGCACGTCCACCGTGAACTGCTGGGCCAGCGTGTTCGGCTGGTAGCTCATCACCACGCGCATACCGAAGTTGCCCATCTCGGCGTATTCGGCGATGGCGCCCGTCCCCGGCAGAGGCTGCGGCAGCCGGCGAACCACCAATCCCAGCGCACTCCGGGCAAACGCCAGATTGTGCGTTGTAACCGGGCCACCCCCCGTCTTCTTCACGAACTGCGACCGGAAAACGTAGAAGTCCTTGATCTTGCCGACCGACCCTTCCACGATCGCCCGAAGACCCGCTTCCCCAGCCGTCTGGAATTCGCTGAAGCGCGCAATCTGCCGCAGTTGAGAGTAAGTGGCGGAATCCACCACCAGGTACTTCGGCTCGCTCGCCGGCACCTTCGCCTCGAACATCTCCGTCTCGGCCAAGTCAACCGTCGGTTCGGTGATCGCCGATCCGCCGCTGCCCACCGCCGCGTTCGCCGTGAAGCCGGCATACAGCCCCAACAGGTCGCTTTCGATCTTCTCGGCCAAAGCCACCAGGGCGGGCTGCATGTACAGCCTGAGCAGATCCGGCACCGCCAGGATCTTGGTGACGTCCGGAATCTGGAAGGTGGCTTCTGCGTGCGTGTTGAGCACGATCTGCGCGTTTCCCAGACTGGCAGCCTGCGTTTGTACCGTCTCGCCTTCCGCCAGGTTGTGGGCAACCAGGACGGGCGGGATCGGCACGTTGATTGTGTCCCCGGCTTGGCCCAGCGCCGGTTCGAAGTCGCGGTTGACGAGGTTCCCCATGACAAGGTTACCCATCAGGGCGGGCAAGGCATCGACCGCCACTAACTTGACAATCGCATTAGCCAAATTTGCTGATGTTATTGCTGGCATTTAGTTTCTCCTGTTCAATTTGTTCCGCCTCTGAGGGCGTTGTTGCATCTTCCGAAGCCACTCCGCGCCTTAGTGGCCGCTGAGCGCCTCGGAAGCAATCCGTGCGATCTCCTGGCGCACCCGCTCCAAATCGTCCGGGCTCATTCCAGGCTTGATCTTGTCCAGATCCACCGAAGTGCTCGCCGCCGAAGTGCCCCGCCGGCCGCTCGTCGCTCCGGACCCGCCCAGGTTTCGCGCCGGAAGGAACTCCGGATTTTCCGTGACGAAATGGGTCAGGTAGTCGCGTAAACTCAAGGCCCCGTTCTCGCTGGTCCCCACCAGCCGGCCATCTTCCGTCCGCTGCACATCGTCCTTGACGGCCTTGAACGCCAGGTCTACTTTCGCTACCCCCAGCCGCTGCAACTCCGCCCGAATCGTCGAGTTCCGCTCCGCCTCTTCGGCCATCTTCCGGCTCCGCGAGTTCTCCTGGACCAGCTCGTTCACCCGCCGCTCCAGTTGTTCCCGCCGCTTCCGCTCTTCCACAAGTTCGTTCCGATAGGCGGGCTCGGTCTTCGCGGCTTCCTTCCGCGCATACTCCTCCATCACCTCGCGGATCACGCCGCGGATGTCCGGCCCCCCTTCAGACGGCGTCCCCGCGCCTTGTTTGGGTTCTTGCTCCATCCTTTGCCTCCTTTCTCCTATGTCTGCTCGCACCACTGGTCGATCTCGCCTACGATCTGGTCCTTGGTCTCCTGCCGGACGTCGCACAGGTACTTGAGTGCGAGCTTCCTCAAGACCTCTTTCTGCAGCGTCTTCGATCCGATCCCCAACCCCAGCAGCTTGATCGCATCTTCCAGTTCGCCGCTGAAATCGCCGATGTCGAACTCATCCAGCCCCGATACGTTGATCGCCAGCCCGTCCTCCCGGGCCGCTTCAATCGATCGCAGCACCCGCTTCAGCGTGTCCTTCACCGCATCACCGTACGACCGCAAGACCTCTTGCGTGATCGTGAAATCTCTTTGTTTGCTCAGCCCTGACTGCTGTGAGCCGTCCGACAGCCCGCCCCCCGCTTGCGTCATCAGGTAGCACACCCTGTAGATCTCGTCCTTGAGGCGGGTCAAATTATCCGCCGCGATCTGGTAAACGTGCCCCTCTGGCTCCGTCCACCCGAAACGGTCCTCGGGCCCCAGTTGGATGTAGTAGGACTCCCCTACAATCTGGTTCCATTCCCGATCGGAGTAGATTACCGGCGATGCGAACAACCCCATCGTCAGCGCCCAGCTCAGCGCGTTGGACTTATTGAAGTGCTCCACTTGCAGCGAAGCCGCTTTGTTGGCGAGCCACAGCCCCTCGTTCGTCTGAAACTGGAATACCGGAACCCGCTTCAGCTTCGCCAGACCGTGCCGGCCCTGGTCGGTTAGTTCTGGCTTCCCGGACTCCTTCTTCCCCTCCAGCCGCTTGTAAGTCTTGAATTCTTCCTTGTCGTAGAACGTCCACTTAGTCTCACGGACCCACTCGCCGTCCTCCGGCGACCGCTGCCGTAGACTGGATGTCCGGAGCACCACCCACTCGAGGTTCTGTTTTTCGTCGTAGCTCCAGTTGATGACGTCCTGTGCGCCGTAGTCCACCAGGTAGGCCCTTGCACATCCGGCGGCCTCCTCCTGCGCCCGGTTCAGCACGGGGTCCTTGGTGCGGGGGAAGTCCACCAGCACATAGGCCGTCCCGCACACCATCGTTTCCACCAGTACCTTCCGGAAGAAGTCGGATATGCAGGTGCCCTTCATGTCGCAGTCTTCGACGAACTCGTTGTAGAACGACCTGCCCGCTTCGTTGG